GCTCTGTTCTGCTTCTGCCGCTGTCTTAAAGCTTGGCACGTCTCCGAACTTGACGGTCCATGGATCGTAATCGTCGGCTGTTGAATTAGCGACCTTGGTAGATAGGTTCTCGACTTTTTCCATGTCTTGACGTGTAGGACGTTTATCTGCACCGAGTAGAAGTCCGATAGCGCGTCCTATTGCACTCGTTACCGTATCTTCCACAAAGAACTTTTTCATGTTGACGTTATACGTAGCTACGTTACCAAATGCGTAATCTGTAGCCGATGGATTAACGTCTTCGTACTCGCGGAAGATCTGGGCTTGAATAAGAACGAAGCCCTTTTCTGCGTTAAAGTCCACGATGTTCGTCTGGACTCTAGCTGTCGGGTGTGTGGCCCAGAGACGAGCGATTCTGGCGGCGACGTCCTCGTAGTTATCTAGGAAGCTCATTACTTTACTTCCTTAGCTGCGTGACGCGCTAGAGAACGCGCACGAAGATAGCCGCGACGTTCACCTTCACGATAGCCGACTGAGTAGCTGATCGCTGCCCATAAGATTCCAGCGACGGCCATAAAGACCACAATAGATAGTTCATTCATTTACTTACTCCCGATTCTGTTAGGTGGGAGCTAGTTACAGCTATGGCTTCCATTCCTCGCCATAACCAGCTCCCGAAGTAAAGAGTGAAGCAAGAATGCGATTAGGTCAAGATTCCCGCGTGACTGTCGGCGTGTCGACTGGCGGTTTTGCCTTGGACTTTAATCCATTACCCGCAAGAACTCCTCCGAGCGAACCAGTTAAGAAGATCGAAAGTGTCTTTAGTAGATCTATGAATGCTGCGTCGTTAGGAGCTTGATTACCTATCGGCTGAGTAACGAAGATAAGCGCGTAAGTAATGCCCAGCGTTACGATCAAGAAGACGAACGCTAGAGTCGCGCCGATTATAAGAATGAGCTGCGCGTGGACTTCTTCTGGACTACGGCGACGGGTGTGTCTCATGTGATACGTCTCCAAGGACGTCTTTAGTGCACGTTCCAGTAGGGAGGCATTGTGGCGGCTTGCATTCTGGCTTTTCCCAGTTTTCGAATTCTTGGCATTCATAACGAATCCAGCCCTGATAACCACAAGCGGAAAGCCCAGCCGAAAGGACTAAGGCCAGACTTCCCGCGAGTAGTTTCCGAGTCACTTCCCCGATAACCCGAAAGCTGTGTCTTTAGGATTAAGCCAGCGTAGGATTACAGGCAGAACGGCGGCAAGGCCCGCCATGCCGATCGCCTTCGGTTCTGTAACGCCTGCCATGTATACAGCTATAGACGCAGCTAAAAAGCTACGCGCCCAGCTTGCGAGTAATGCTTTTAAGTTTTCCATCTTTCTTCTCCTTAATCTTCGGCTTCGCTGCCGACTTAACAGGTACTTCGACGACTGGATAATCGCCAGCATAAGCCACGAACTTAGGACGTCCGAAGCCTACGATCTCTTTTCCACTAAGAAACTCTCGCTCCTTAATCATTACCATGCCGCCGTTACGTTGGTCGCCAGTTCCCGAAGTATTACCTTCGATCGTGATTACTGTCTTAAACTTAACAGCTACGACTATTCCGATGTGGCTAATACGGTCGACTCCATCATGCGGAAAGTCCATGAATGCAAGATCGCCTATCTTAGGTTCTGCGACGACCCAGCGATTCACTTCTTTAAGTTTGTGCGCGCCCGCAGCTGTAGACACCATCGAGGGAAGCTTTACGCCCGCTTCATGGAAGCACCAGTTAACGAAAGATCCACACCAAGGTAGTCCGTCGGCTTTTGTAAATTTACCGTACTTCGTAAGGTTATCGCCTTCTTCTACAGTGCCGACTTCTTTAAGTGCTACTTCGACTACTGCCGCAGCTGTTCCGATTGGATAAGTCATAACCCTAAAGCCACTTTTAGATCGTTAATTGAAAGTCCTACCGAAGCCAGCTTTTCGGCCACTGTCGGAGCTTGAATTGGAATCGGCTTATGTGCGGCTAATCCGTCGGCGGCTTGCTTTTGCGTTAAGTCTCCGCCGATGACTAGAACGTTATCGCGAATGTAAACTTCCGCACAGTTTAATTCTGCTTTTAATTGTTCGCCGTTAAGATTAGCGGGAATTGTAAACTCGTGAAACTTCATCTTATGCTCCTAAATAAACGAATGAATAACGGGCCGACTGTGTTTGCGCGCTTCCCGCGCCGCTGCTAATTAAGAACTCGAAGTAATCGGTCGCGACACCTGTAACAACAATGCCCGTAGTCAAGCCTAGGAAAGTGCTACCAGTTGTTCCCACGTATTCCAGACCGCCAGAAGTTAAGCCGTTTGCAATTGCTGCGCCGTTTTTGTAAGCAAAAACTCTAAAAGGCGCAGTAGTGCTATCTAATTGCGTTGTTAGTGTCATTAAATATTTTCCGTCTTTACCGCTAGGTATAGTCATTCGCCCAGTGTTAGTAACCGTACTATGGAAAGTATTAGTATCGACTTCTTCGCTAGGAAAGGTAACTACTGTAGCTGTTGATGTATAAGTCTGTGCCGCGTTGTTGTAAGCAATACAGCCCACGAAAGAAGCTCCGCTGCTCGGTGTTGCCCACGCTAAACCCGTAGCAGCTGTGGAGTCTGCTGTTAATACTTGGCCATTCGTTCCCACCGCTAGTCGCGCTGGAGTGTCTGCTGCTGTAGCTCCGATTAGATCACCTTTAGCGTCGACTATTGCGTTCTGAATGGCGTTAGCGTCGTCGGACGTTACCCATGTAAAGTCCATGTTCGTATTAGAGTTTTTGGAAAGTATCTGGCCAGTAGTACCGCCCAGAAGATCGCCCATAGACGTATCTATAGCGTTCCCAAGAGTACGAATCGCAGCTGCGCCGTCTTTTACTAGGTCTGTATCGTCGGGTTCTTCCCAGCCGAATAATGGACTCGTGGCCATGTTTGCTCCTTTATGCGACTACTGTCGCGTTGTTCCAGATAAGTGTAGAAGATAAAGTATTCCAGCTCTCGGCGACACTCACGTTCTCCCACTTCATCGACTGCAAGCTGAAAGCCGTCGGACTAAGAGTAAGAGTTATGTCGAGTCTGTTTACTCCAGCCGAGAATCTCCAGCCTTCGACGAAGCCTTGAAAGCGTCCTAGCAAGATGTTCGGCGGAAGATTAGTTATGTCTAACGGTAGGCCCATGAAGACGTTAAGAAGTGCGTCTCGATCCGAGTCGTCTATGTTGCTATTGGCCAGCGTGTAAGTGATGGCTTGAAACTGGGCTTGTGGAAAGGCTCGAATGCCTAAATAGAACTCGGCCTGAGATTCTGCGTCTGCGGCGTTATGTAGGGTCGTCGCGATCGTGTGAGCTTGCTGGCCATAGATACCGATCGACTGAGTATTACTAGCAGTCTCTTCTCCGCCGTTATTGTATTGAATAGTTACGTTATTGCGAACGTCTGCGATTCTTTTAATAGTGGCGATCGAAGAAGTAAGAGCGTCCTGCGCTGAGATAACCGTATAGCCGTTACTGGCTAAATACGCGCTGCGATGAGTTGAATCTGCGTAACCGATTCGGCCTTGATTATCTTCATAAATGTAACCGAGTCCAGAAGTCGCTAAAGAACTAACTAAAGAATACACGTCCGTCGTAGAAGCCGAACGAGCTGCCAGTTCATAATCACCTGACTGATCTATCTCTCCCAGTCCTACGTTTTCCGCGTTAGCCCACGTCGTCGTCGGATCGTAAGCAGCCCACGTTAAAGCGGGAGCCACTTCGTTCCAGTTGCTATAAAGTAGCTCCGAAAGAATTGTGTAGATCTGATTACCATCGAAGTCTTTAGATAAGACGCCTTCTGTAAGGCTTACTGGAAGCTTCGATAAAGCTCCAAGAGCTGTTAGACGGATAATCTGATTCGATTGCGTTCCGCTGCTATTGACGACCGAGACTTGAATGTCTGTAACGTCTCCGCCGAATAAATTAACGAAAGTTCCCGTCGAGTCTTTAACTCTAATCAAGACGTTATCGTTTACGTCGATAGTAAGTGGAGACTCGTCTAGATTAAGAATCTCAAGAGAACAGTAGCCCGCTCTGGGCTGTGAATAAATGTCTGTACGGCCAGAAGTGATTGAGACGTTCGTTAGCGTGAGATTCGTGTAATCGGTTCCACCGTTTATCTGAACCGACCATTCGGGAGTCCAGACGCTCATTACACGCTCACTAGTGCGTTATAGCCGCCACCGCCACGAGCAGCTGAACGGTTAAGAATGTCTACGATAGTTCTAGCCGTACCTTCTGCGTCTATCGCGCCGTTCACCGTAATGTTAAAGACGTTCGCCCCTGATCCGCTAAGACGATTATTCGGAGTAATCATTCCGCTAGTGTTAGGCGTGAACAGTTCTGGGCCACGCTCTCCGACTAGGTAAGAAGTACCGCCCGCGACTGGGCCGCCGTTAGCTTTAGCTCCGCCTATCTTGCCAATAATAGATCCGACGACACCAGCCTGTCCTAAGAATAGGCTCTTATTACTATTTACTAAATTAACGATGTTCGCCATTTGATTGTAAGCCTGAGTTAAGAATCCGACTAGTTGCGAGAATCCTGTAATTAAAGTCGCGACTAAATTACTTATGCCCATAAGTGCAAGCTTTAAGTTGTTGCCAAGGATAGGCGCGAAGTATTTACTAATAAACTCGAAAATGTTCCGAAGTAATTGCAAGAACGGAGCTAATTCTGTGGAGTTCTCCGATACCGCTTTTTTAATCGTATTAAATGCGTAACTAAGTCCTTCTAGGACTGGGCGCACTACTTGGCCGATGGCTGGAATAACTACTTCGTAAAGGAAAGTCCACCAAGCGCGCAAGATTGGAAGTAAGTCATCTCTTAAGACTCTAAAGATCTCGCCGAATGCTGGCCCTAAAGTTTTACCTAAAGTCTCTGCTACAGCTGTAATCGCTGGAATGCCTTTATCTACGAAGCTAGAAACTAACGGAGTAATAGCGTCAAGAATGTAAGAACCTACAGTCTCTTTAGCCTCATCGAATGCAACAGTAAGACGGGCCATCTTGCCCTGAAAGGTGTCGGCTTGGATCGAGGCTTGCTCGTCGAAAGTAGCAGACAGCGCGAGCATGGCAGCGTCGAAGTCTTTAGTCTTTAAGATCGTCTCGTCGATTGGTACGCCGAGCTTCTTTAGAGCTGCAAAGTTCCCGTCGTATGCCTTGGCTAACGCTTCTGAAACCGCCGATAAACTTTTCCCAGTGCCCGCACTAACGTCTAGCGCGATCTGTTGAAGTCGCTGGGCTTCTGTAACGTCTTTAGTCGACCGAACTAAGCGATCAAGGCTCGGCCTAAGATCGTCGTCCGTCACGCCCGTAGCTAGGGCTGTTTTAGTTATGTAGGCTTCTGTAGCTTGAATCTGGGCATTCGTCGCGCCTGTAACGTTCTGTAATGTAGTCGCGAGCTTGGCCTGAGCTGCTTCGTCTGCGATGGCAGACTTAACGCCGTCGATAAGTAACTTTCCAGCATAAGCCGCAGCTGCCGCGCCAGCTAGTGCGAACGCAGCTCCAGCCTTCTTCGCGAAGTCTCCGACTTTAGATCCGAATCCTTCGACTTCATTCTGTGCGCCTTTAACGCCCTTCTTTAATTCGTCGAAGTCGGCGTCGAAAGTAATCTTTATCTTCGGAATGCCCGCCATTACTTTAGCCTCAATTCGTTTGCTATCTGTTGCACCATGAGCGAATACTCGCGCGCTACTACTGGAACGTAGAAGTCTACAGCGGGAGCGATCCAGTAGCCTCGCTTGTTATAAGGTGTCTTAAAGCGATTGGTAAACACGCGACCGATAGAGTCGACGCCACCATGAGATCCGTATTCGGTTCCCCATAACAGCGCGCCCGCTGGCGCAGCTTGTCGTTTAACTTTATTACCTTTTCCACTTTTAGAAGCTTCTCCGCC